GCTCCCTCAGTTACTCAATCACTGAGCTGTGATTGATTCAACTGGGACCCACCCAAGCTTCGCGAGAAGCCTGGGATACGACGCCACACCGTGCTTCCATTTATTAAATGGGGACGGTCGTTCAGTGAAGTACTGAAGTAGCGCCGTATCGTCATTGGTCGCCGATCTGCTCTGTGACGAAATCATCGTCAACACGCGGATCTCGTCTCGTTGGAGGTAAGGGTTATATCTAGCTTGGAGCCTGATATTCCTTACCGGCAATCGAGACTTCAGACCAAAGACACCTGATCGCATGGCAACCCTAGCAATATGCCGGGGTAGTGTCGACGCCAGGTATGACGAAGTGTGAAGCAAGAACTTTTGATAGAAGTTGTTGCTGCACTCCGTCACACTGGCTAGCGATTCAGGCCTGTCCTTCGTGTAGCGTGTCTTCCAATAGGTTGGGGTCACAGTGACCCCACCAAAGGAGTCAACACCGCAGGACTCTCTGAACTTTCCAGTCCAGAAAGACTTGTTGTAGTTGACCTTGAAATACAAAATTTCAAGAGACTTCACGAAGAACGCCCGACTGTCAGTGGGGATGACTATGTCATCCCCAAAGACGGCCACCTCTCCAATCAAGGAGCGGATGTTTCGGAGTGTGGGACGAAGCTTACGTACACAAAGTACGCATGCCAGTGCCACCCCGAGGAACACCAACGACTCGACTGGAAAGGTACAAGCGCTACCCATTGTTGAGAATTTTCTCAACTTGATCAGCGATGGCACACGAGGTGTCAATTGCTGACCAACGAAACGGGTACGAGATGCGCGTAGGCAGCTCAGTAATTTAGGGTTACCCCTAAAGTACTGTCCTACGACATGACAGGTGACACGATCACTAGCTGCCGATAAATCGACAGTAGCTAACGTGCCATCCACGGCTCCCTTAGTACAGAGCTCCTGGTTGAGGGTCTGGTCGCGAAAGCGAACAAATTCCCCAATCCAGGAGTACTCTGAACGACGAGAAAAGTAATGCCACAAATTTTGTTGGCACCACTGATTCTCGCTCGGCTCCGCGGCAATCAGCCGCGGTTTCGAGAAGGACTTAGGGACCGCAACTAGGCGGGAGGCTGGCTCAGCTGAACCAATCTCTTTGCCATTGTTGCATCTGTCTGCCCAACTGGAATGACTATGGAAACCATAGTCGGCAATTGGGTACTCGGTCTCGAGAGAGTTGGACCAGTTCCGCCAACAATACTTGTTGGTAGGACCTACCACCTCCGAGATAGCGCCAGGACCGTGCCTGAACCTCCACGCGCCAGGGTCATAAGGCCCTAACGTTGAGGTAACAATGTTGGATACATTATCCAGCATTGTTAGGAAGAGCGACACCTCCCTCTGTTCACACAGAGGAAGCTCGCCAACCTTCTGGTTCACCAACTCAGAACTACGAAATCCTTCGTAGACCTGTGGAGGTTCGCCAGTCGATTGACCAGCCGCTTCCCAGAACTTTTCAGGTTCTGGGAGCGAATTGTCGGTCTCGAAGAACTCGCAGACTTCGTCTGTGATCTTCTTCGGACTACATGGAAACGTTGCATTCTTCGCGGCAAATAGTATCTGCCGTAGAAAAATAACAGCGTCGACATTGTAATCTTCCCTCAGGCGGCCATCCTTGTGAAAAACCTCTAGGTAGAGTCCCCGAAGAAACTTCGGAATCACTACCCTGCCAGAAAACCTCTTCGTCAGAGGTAAACCTGACAGTTTGTAGAGGCCGCCGGAAAGACACCTATCGAGGTGTTTTCCAACAGCTGGGAGGTCTTCGAGATAAACTCGAATTCCCCTTCGCTCCACAAGGACTAGGAGACGGGTGAGATCTCTCTCAAACTCCGTCGCCAGCGTCGGAAACGTGTATTTGGCATCTTCGAAAAGTGCCGCGTACACGTTGCTCAATTCCCTAACATGGCATTTAGACATATGGTGGATTAACTCCATCAAAATGTCCCATGCTGTTAAAGAACTGCTCCAACCAGACTGAGGGCCTACCGAGACCGAAAACTCAACCTTCGGGTTGATTCAGGGGGTTAACCCTGTTCGGAATCCTACGACTCCCAGCCTATTAAGCTCGTCAGGAACGCATTGGACGTTGCGATACTCAAATCTGAGACCGCATCACCAATGAGCACTGACGTGTCACCGGGCAATTGCTCGATGACAAAGTAGAACTTTTGTTCATACTCAGCTACGGCACCCGCCACGAATACGGTCCTCACAACCTCAAAGTTGTGACGATCGTAACTTGGTCGCGTCGTGGTTGCATTCGTTTTTGTATGACGAATGCGCGCACGATACTGATGGGTGGCGTTACGGAACAGGTATTCAGACGAATACCCGTCCTGGTTGATCTTCACCATAGTGATGTCACCACCACTAACGGGAAGAACGAGTGTGTTCCCTAACATGGGAATTACTCCTACAGACATTGGACAAACCCTACGGATCAGCTCCTTAGGGCAGCCAAAGCCAGTAGGATCGACAACTTCCCATCATCCAAGATGGGAAGGTAAGGGAGAGGAACAGGGATGATAGGAAAGGTGGGATACCTTTCCTTCCGCGTCCAATGCTCTCTGTACCAACCGTCAAAAGTTGGCCAGGTAGCAGAACCCGCGGGGATACGGTCATACTTCACATGTGTTTCACATGTGCGCATGACACATATCCGATTCCAGGTAAGTGGGACCGAGTTATTCGTAGCGTTGAGCATAGTGCCAACCTGCGAAAACCAGTCCACGAACCAGCTCCAGGGAGCAAGCTCCCAAAGAGCCGAAAGCGCACCATGGCTATTGAGCCCAGCAGCATTGTTATTGGCCAACTCATAGAGTTGATCATTAGACATGCTCGGAATCTCAGTATCCGGAAGGAGTTTCCACTCCGCCGAACCCCATACCTTAGCGGTATAGGAGATGGTACGCTGTCCGTTGATCAAAGCGCCCTCTGAATGTAGAATTACATTCACAGGAGCGGTTTCGATCACAAACTTACCTAGACCACACCTGCGCCTCAATGTTTTCCCATCGCGCAACCTTTTGAGTTCCTCTAGTCTACGATTTGTAGCTAGAGCGAACTTAGATAGGTTGGCGAGGTCCTTAACCATTGGACGGACAGCCCAGCGCCAGGATATATATCCTTTCGCTGCCTTCTTAAGAAGGTTCTGTCCCCATCCTTTGACTAAAGACGGAAGGTCTTTCATCTCGCCGATGAACTGCGGAATGTTCACATGAGGTGAACTCGGGTTCGTCTGAGCGAGAATCTCCCACGCCAAGTTGCTCAACTCCGGAATGGAGTAAAGGGGAAACTTGGTACGGGGGTCTGGTGGTCCGGGCTTAAAACCCACAGGAAATGAAATAAACTCTCGCAAGAGAGCTCCATTCCCTGGGATATTAAACTGCTGACCATTCAGAGACGGAAAATGTGTATCCACCTTGGAGATCTGCAACCTATTAGCTAGGAGCCGATCACCAACAGTGTCTGCATTTTCTTCCGTCACACCGTGGGTCTTGCATCGGAGAACTGAAGTACCGGGCGGAATCGCATAGTTCTTATAAGAACCGCATTCCGTGATCCGGAGATCACGACTCCGAGTACGCAAAACCATGGTGAGACCTCTGGAAAACACTTCCTTAGGGGGACGGATGTCCAACCGAGAGAAAATCTCAGTAGCGGGTGCTCGACAAG